AGGCGTTCAAGGACTCATTGATGAGAAACACATTGCTGTGCAGCAGTATATAGATGTGATCATACAGCAACAGTTTAAGACACAAGGTCGTCAGTTTGCTTGGTTCCATGAGATTGAAGGAATAGACACCGCAACAATGTCCGTGATTGCTTTATCCGTGTGCTTAGATGCTGTCGGTAAGCAAAAGACCCTCGCCTCGACTTTAGTTGACCTCGGCAAAGCTATGGAGATGGAGAGTTGGGGTCGTTGGCTTAGAGAGCGCGACAGAGAGCTAGAGAGACGCATATATAACAAGGTCATGCGTGAACATAGCTCGGTAAAAGTACGCAAGACAGCGATTAAAACTATAGCATCCAAAGAAGGACATGCCAAAGATGTCTGGCGCAAAGACTTGTGTGTGAAGGTTGGTTCGCTGTTACTAAATGCCGTGCTTTCCACGACAGATTTGTTTGAGGTTTACGAGAAGAACACACACACATCCCGTGGTGTTAAAACGTCAAAGAGAATGGGCTTGGAGTGGCTTGACTGTGACGCGCTTTATAACGGTGATGTCGATTCTGCTGCGGAAACCGTTGGTCTTGTGATGACTGATGACAACAAAGAACGTCTTGATATCTTTAACAGTGAAGCAAGCTGGATGCAGCCTATGTTTACGCCGATGACGGTTAAACCTGTTAGATGGCAAACTTATGATGACCTCACAAACCAGAACCCAAATGATCGGACAGCGGGAATGTACCTAGATGCTGTCTTGGGCGCACAGGTTCCTCTAGTGAGAGGCGCAAGCCGTACACAGATTAAGATGATCAATGAGGCGATTGAAAACGGTCAGCTTGATGAGAGCCTGAGAGCATTAAACCTAATTCAAGACACACCCTTTGAGATCAATGTGCCTATCCTACGCGCTGTTGAATGGGCTTGGGAAAACAACAAGGTGTTCTCTAAGTTCCCACGATCATCAAAGCTCGACAAGATAGCCTTCCCTGCCGATTGGGATAAGATGGACAAAGCCAGTCGCAAGGGCTGGGTGATTAGGGCGCGGGAGATATTCCACAAGAACCGCGAGATTGACGGTGGGCTGGCTTTAAAGACCCAAGACCTACGAACCGCCAGATCACTTGCCAGCTTGCCTACAAAAGCCTTCTACACAGGCGCAAGCTGGGACTTCAGAGGCAGAGTGTACCCTGTCGCTAACTTCAGTCACCAGCGCGGTGATCACATCAAAGCGATGATCCAGTTGCACAACAAGAAACCTGTCGGTGAGAGTGGCCTGTCTTGGGTTGCTTTGAAGTGCGCTGATCTCGGTGATTTCAACAGAGTCAGCAAAGAGTCTATGGAAACCCGTGTTCAATGGGTCAACGACAACTTGGATAGCATTTTACGGGTCGCAGAGGACTTCCAAGGCACCTTTGATGGTGATGACCCTACCCAGCTATACTGGAGCCACGCAGACAAGCCCTTCGGCTTCCTAGCGGCTTGTATGGAGCTACATAACATAGCGACTTACGGTCTGGAGTATGAGTCAGGGTTCCCTTGTGGACTTGATGGTTCAAACAGCGGCCTTCAGCATTTCAGTGCATTGGGTCGCAACATTGATGAAGCGAAACTGACGAACCTGTTACCTTCAGCAAAACCAGAAGACCTTTACGAAGCTGTGGCAGAGAGAGCAAGGCAGAAGATTGACGCATGTGACTCAGCAACCTACGCAGCCGTTAGAAAGGCATGGCAAGAGTTTAGGGTCGGTCGAAAGACGTTAAAGCGCAATGTCATGACAAAGAATTACGGCAGCAACCTTTACGGTTTCACAGAGCAAATCAAGACAGACTTCATGAAACCTATTAACGATGCGATTGTCTCGGACGGTCATTGGCAGGGTCACAAAACAAACCCATTTGCTGTCGAGAAGATTGACCAGAAAACAGGTGAGTGCCTTGGCTTCGACAAGGGAGATACGGCAGCTAAGTATCTCGCCATGAAATCATGGGAGTCTGTGAACGAAGTTGTCAAAGGTGCAAATGAGGGAATGGGTTTTATCCAGAAGCTGTGTAACGCCTGTTCCAAAGAAAACAAGATGATGACATGGGTGACTCCAATGGGGTTCCCTGTCGTCAACCGCTACACCAAGAAGGTTTCTAAAGCGATTAAGGTCTACCTCTACGACAAGGAATACGGAGACCTCAAAAGAAGCCAAGTTACCATCAGAGAAAACTTAGTTGATGTGGATAGCCGGAAGGCAGCAGCCGCTGTTGCTGCTAACCACACTCACAGCCTCGACAGCGCACATCTACACGCCACGGTTCTAAAGTGCCATGACGACTACGGCATCAATGATTTCTTTCTGATCCACGACAGCTTTGCAACAAACCCAGCCGACACTGCCGCGATGTTTAACGCGGTTCGGCAAGCCTTTGTCGATCAGTATGACCATGAGTGTTTATACCAGCGGTTAAAAGATCAGGTGATTGAACAATTAGATCACCCTGATGCCGCTGAACTACCAGAGGTGCCAGCCAAAGGCACCTTGGATTTGAAGCAGGTTTTAGAGTCCGACTACTGCTTCATCTAATTCCCCAAAGATAACAACAAAAACAATATCAGGAGAACACCATGCACCCTCGCGAGAGAGTGCTGGAAGAAGCACGACTCTGCCGTATGCAGGGTCTGCCTTTACCAGTTGACTTAATAGCGAGAGCAGAAAGCCTTGGCATTTTGCTTTCGTATCTTGACCACCCAGAACAATCAACAAATGACAAACTGTCTCTAAAGGAGAGATTAAGATGGCTAAAGTAAAATACACCACACCAAAAGGCGTTGCTCAGTACCCTTGGCTAAAAGAGGGTCGTCCAGACACCAAGTTCGATGAGGAAGGTTTTTATCGAACCAATGTGGTTGTGGACGCTGATGCAGCGAAGACACTTGTCGATACCATTAACCAGTACGGTAAAGACAACCTCGGAGCCAAGATGTCAAAGGCTCAGTTACCTTATGAAACCGATGACGTTACTGGTGCGGTTACTTTCAAGATGAAGAGCCGGTACGCGCCAAAGATGAAGGACTCCGAAGCGCAGCTTATGACAAGCCCACCTACTATCTTTGGCGGCTCAGTCATCCGCACATCAGGAACCATTGGGTTTTATGAAAAGGGTGCAAATGTTGGCGTGAAGTTAAACCTAGCGGCAGTCCAAGTGATTGAGCTGTCTCAGGGCGATGATGACGATGGGTTCGATGCAGTTGAGGGTGGCTACAAAGCACCAGCAGCAGCGGCACCAACAGCATCGGATGATGATGATGACTTCTCGGACGAGTTCTAAAGCATACAAGTATGGATACCGAAGCGGCCTTGAGATGAAGATAGCAGAGCAGATCAAGGCTGCTGGTGTCGAGGTACTGTGGGAGACTGAGCGTGTTTATTTTACATGGCCTAGTCGAGATTCTCGGTACACACCAGACTTCAAGATACCCACCAAAGACGGTGGGTTTTTTTATGTCGAAACCAAGGGGCGGTTCCCAGACGCAGCGTCTAGGCAAAAGCACCTTTTACTTAAAGAGCAGTTTCCTCACATCGACATTCGGTTCGTCTTCAGCAACCAAAACCAAAAGCTCTACAAGGGGTCTAAGACCACCTATGCACAGTGGTGCGA